GAACGACGGGCAGCGCTGGAGATCGACGCGCGCAAGATTCTGCACCGCTGCCAGGATCACGTAACGCAGGGCCAATGGAGCGTCTTCGAGAACGTGTGCCGATGGGGACAGCCTGCTGGTGTCGCTGGCGAGATACTGACGCGAGGGTCGGCGCGATCGGCGGACATTAGGGCGCATCAGGTGGTGTGCGATGTGGCGGATATCGTGGCGAAGAAGGAGAGGTTGACATGACCGCGCCCATAAAATAGCAAATCACCAATCGCTGGAATTGCGTCCAGCCATAAGCCCCGGCACCGCGCTGGGGCTTTTTGCGTTTGGAGGTGGTTATGGCTGGAGGTCGCCCCCCCGCTTACAAGTCAGAATATGCCGTGCAGGCAATGAAGCTTTCCCAACTCGGCGCGACCGATCAGGAGATGGCTGATTTCTTCGAGGTGGATGTCCGCACAATCCATCGCTGGAAGCACGATCATGACGAATTTTGTCACTCCTTAAAGGCGGGCAAGGAATCCGCTGATGAGCGCGTCGAGCGCAGCTTGTACCAACGGGCTGTTGGCTACGAGCAGGACGAAGTGAAGATCTTCATGCCCGCTGGCGCCGCTGAGCCTGTTTATGCGCCATATCGCGCCAAGGTGGCCGCCGACACCACAGCCGCAATCTTTTGGCTGAAGAACCGCCGCAGCCAGGAATGGCGCGATGTGAAACACATCGACGGCAAACAGGAAGTCACCCATCGTTATGACCTCGACAGTCTCCCGACCGAGAGACTTGACGAGCTTGAGCGCATCCTTGCCGACGCTTCTGGAAGTGAGGGCGGCGAGGGCTCGCCGTCAACTTCTCGCGTTCACTGAATACACGAACCCGATTTACCAGCGCGCGCAACATCACGAGCAGATCGCCGCAAAACTGGAGGCTGTAGAGCGCGGCGAGATTGACCGCCTGATGATCTTCATGCCGCCTCGCCACGGCAAATCCGAATTGGCCAGCAAGCGATTTCCAGCGTGGTGCCTGGGCCGCAATCCGACGCGTCAGATCATTGCGGCGAGCTACAACAGCGATCTTGCGAATGACTTCGGCAGGAACGTCCGCAATATTGTGGCCGAGCCCGAGTTCGGCCAGGTTTTCACTGGAGTGGCGCTTGCGACAGACAGTGCGGCAGCGAACCGCATGAACACCAATCACGGCGGCGCCTATGTCGCGGCTGGCGTTGGCACGGCGGTAACGGGGCGTGGCGCACACATTGCGCTGATCGACGACCCATTCAAGGATCGCGAGGAGGCTGACAGTGAGCGTCGGCGCGAGACGGTATGGGATTGGTACAGATCGACGCTCTACACTCGGTTGATGCCAGGCGGTGCCATCGTGTTGATTCAGTGCATGACGGGAGACACGCCGGTATTGATGGCGACGGGGCATGAAAAGCCGCTGCGCGATATTCGGCCCGGTGACTGCGTTGCAACATACGAGGACGGCAAACTAACAGCCTCGACTGTCCGCAATTGGGTCAATCAGGGTTCTGATCGCGTATTTACAATTAAGATGAAATCCGGCATCACTGTTAGAGCAAACGCAAGGCACCCCTTCCTTGTGGATGATGGTGGTGAACTGAAATGGCTGCGAACGGATACGCTAAAAAAGGGCAGTCTCATCCTGAGGGCCATTGGGGCAAATGGAAGGGAACGAATTGCATCGCGGAAGGGTGTGACAAGCCAGCTAAGTGCAAGAGCATGTGCCTCTCGCACTACAACAAGCACCGCTGGCAAGCGGGTGTTCGGTCGCCTTCAGTCAATCCTAGATCGCGCCGTGAAGCGCATTTGCGGCATCGTTACGGAATTGACCTCGCCCATTACGAGTGCCTTCTTGCCGAACAAGGTGGCGTTTGCGCAGTCTGCAGGCAGCCTCCAACGTCAGGTAACACGCGAGCCCATTGGGACAACAAGCTCTGCGTCGATCACTGCCACGACAGCACGAAGGTCCGAGGCTTACTCTGCAACGACTGCAACCTCGCAGTTGGTTACGGAAAGTCCGAGGCAATCCTTCGCGCAGCCGCTGACTATGTTCGAGATCACACATGACACGGTAGAAGAGGTTTTCGAGAGCGGCACCGAGGATGTCTTCGACATTCAGGTTGATCGCACTGAGAACTTCATCGCCAACAGCTTGGTGAGCCACAACACACGTTGGCATGAAGACGACCTGGCTGGCCGCATCCTGGAGCAGGAATCAGACCAATGGGATGTGCTGGAACTCCCAGCCATAAACAGCGAGGGCCAGGCGCTCTGGCCAGAATGGTATGATGTTCAGGCGCTGGACCGGATTAAGGCCACGATCGGAACGCGGGAGTGGTCGGCCTTGTACCAACAGAAGCCGCAACCCGACGACGGCACGTTCTTCCAGCGTGAATGGTTCAAGACGTGGCAGCATCTTCCCCTGCTGAGGTACTACGGGACGAGCGATTACGCAGTCACCGAAGGCGGCGGGGATTACACGGTCCATCGCGTGTGGGGCATCGATGCGAATGGCGATATCTACCGCGTTGATGGGTGGCGTGGGCAGACGGCAAGTGATGAGTGGATAGAGCGCAAGCTGGATCTGATCGCCAGGTACAAACCGATGGCGTGGTTCGGTGAAGGCGGTGTGATTCAGAAGGCGGTTGAGCCCATGTTGAACCGCTTGATGCACGAACGCGGGGTCTACTGCCGGATGGAGTGGCTTTCGAGTGTTTCAGATAAGCCCACGCGTGCCAGGTCATTTCAGGCGATGGCATCAAGTGGTAGGGTGTTTTTCGAGCCGAATGCGGACATCAGCGAATTTCTCGTCTTCCCGGCGGGCAAACATGACGATGATGTTGACACGGCGAGCCTTATTGGTCGCGCGATCGATCAGGCCCATCCCGCCGTTCTCCGTGAGAGGGATCGCCCCCGGCGCCACGCCGGCATCAAAGGTGCATGGATGGCATGAGCGATAGCGACATCATCAAGGATGCGCTGGAAGTGTTCCAGCGCTGCGAAGAGGTTGAGGCCGACAACCGCCGCGCGTGGGAAGAAGACGTCCGCTTCGGTCGCAATGACGAGCAGTGGCCGGAACTTATCGCGCAGTCTCGTGCGGAAAAGGGCCGCCCGATGCACACGGTCAATCGCCTGGCCCCGGTCATCCGGCAGGTGGTCAATGATAGTCGCGCGAACAGGCCCGCAATTTCGGTGCGCCCTGTGGACGATGGGGCGGACGATGAGACTGCGGAAGTCCTGGGCGGACTGATCCGCAACATCGAAAGCACCAGCAACGCCGATATCGCTTACGACACGGCCGTCGAGCATGCAGTCGCGGGCGGGTTCGGATATTTCCGGGTCAACATCGACTACGCGCACAACGACACATTCGACAAGGACATCGTAATCGAGCGGGTTCCGAACCCGCTTTCGATCTACGGCGATCCTGACAGCTTTTCGCCCGATGGCAGCGACTGGAACACGGCGTTCGTCACTGATTACATCCCGCACACAGAGTTCAAGAAGCGATTCAAGGGATCGGACGCGCGCGATTTCGAGGGTGGCGACATCCCGGAAATGTACCGTGACGCCAACGGTGTCCGTGTGGCGGAATGGTGGAAGCGGGAGCAGGTGTTCAAGGCGATAGTGCTCCTCTCGGACGGCCAGATCATCGAGCGCAAGAAGTTCGACGCTCAGGCCGAATACTTCATGCAGGCCATGGGCCTGGAGGTTGTCGGTGAGCGTGAAGTCGCCAGCTACAAGGTGCAGCAGTACCTTCTGTCTGGCGATGAGGTGCTGTCTGAGGGCGATTGGCCAGGGTGCTATATCCCGATCATCCCGGTCATCGGGGATGAGGTAATCATCAAGGACAAGCGCTACCTTCGCTCGCTGATCCGCCCGGCGAAGGCTGCGAACGAGCGCTATAATTACTGGATCAGCGCGATGACCGAGATGATCGCGCTTGCCCCGCGCGTTCCGTACATCGGCCCCGCAGGCGCTTTCGACGTTGACGAAAATTGGTCCACAGCCAACCGGGAGGATCATCCTTACCTCGAATATGGTGGCGGTGTTCCTCCGCAACGACAGGCGCCGCCGCAGCCCAGCGCGGCGATGCTTCAGGAAGCCATGTCGGCGGCTGAGGATATCAAGGCGATCACGGGTATCTATGACGCCTCCCTGGGTGCCAGGTCGAATGAGACGAGTGGCCGAGCGATTTCTGAGCGCAAGAAGGCTGGGGACATTTCGACGTTTCACTTCACCGACAACTTGAGCCGCTCTATCCGCCAGTGTGGGCGCGTGCTGGTTGACCTTATCCCGAAGATCTACACGAACGATCGTGTCGTCCGTGTGTTGGGAATCGATGGCAGCGCAAAGCCGGTAAAGCTCGGCGAAGCGGATGAAACCGGCAAGATTTATGATCTGTCGGCCGGTAAATACGACGTGGCGGTGAAGTCCGGTCCCGGATACGCCACGCAGCGTGAGGAAACTCGCGCGGAACTGGTCGAAATCATGCGCGCGCTGCCAGAAAGCGTCAAAATCCTCGGCCCGATGTATCTCCGGGCCTGCGACTGGCCCGGCGCCGATGACGCGGCCG